AAAATGAAATATAAAATGAAATATAAAATGAAATATAAAATGAAATATAAAATGAAATATAAAATGAAATATAAAATGAAATATAAAATGAAATATAAAATAAAATATAAAATGAAATATAAAATAAAATATAAAATGAAATATAAAATAAAATATAAAATGAAATATAAAATGAAATATAAAATAAAATATAAAATGAAAAATACTTAAAAATACTTTAAAACAAATATATAACAAAGAATGTCAAACTTATCTGACGAATTGCTTAACATTTATGGAAAATATATGTATTTGAAAATTTTTATTGATTCAAATGATGATGATTTGAAAAAAAAATATATAGATTCGGTAAATGAAAGACGCTCAAAAATGTTGAATAATTTGAATCATATAGATGCTGGGTTTGATTTGTTTTGTCCTGAAACAAAACGATTTACATCAAGTAGTGTTAATAAATTAGATTATCAAATAATATGTAGTGCTAAATTAATGAATACAAATAACAGTTTTAATACAGGATTTTACATGTATCCAAGATCAAGTATTTCAAAGACAAATATTCGTCTGGCTAATAATGTTGGTATTATTGATGCTGGATATAGGGGTCATTTGATGGGAATGTTTGATGTTATTTATGTAGATGAAATGAATGTAAATAAATTTGATAGACATTTACAAATTTGCGCTCCAGGTTTAATTCCAATCATAGCAGAAATAGTAGATTCGAGGGAAGAATTAGGTGAAGAAACAGCAAGAGGCGATGGTGGATTTGGATCAACAGGAGTTTAATTATTATTTTTCTTAGCAGTTCGTTTTCGTAAATTTTTGATAATAGCTCTAAGACGTTTAACTTCATAAGTAACAACACATTTATTTTTAATGGTTTTGTTATTTTTTCCTAATATTTTTTTTGCTCTTACGCATTATATATTATTAAATTATAAAAAATAAATTAGTAATATATGAAGATTAAATTAAATGAAGAAACAAAAATAAAAACAATAGGTTTGTTGACAATATTAATTGTGTTATGGTTAATATTATATTTTATTCCTGAAATATTTGTGTCATTGTTTAATAGTCTTTTAGGAAATCTAATACTAATTATATCAACTATATTAATTTTTATGAATAATAGAACATATGGATTACTGGTAGGAATGATAATATTAGTTTTATATAGATTCTCTCGATTATCAAGAGAAGGTTTTGGTTTAAATATATCGGGAAACTTCACTATAGATGAGAAAACACAAGAAATGAAACAACAAGAAATGAAACAACAAGAAATGAAACAACAAGAAATGAAACAACAAGAAATGAAACAACAAGAAATGAAACAACAAATGAATAAAGATTTTTTACAAATTCAAAACACAATAAATAGAAACATAGTTTTTGATATGAATATAATAAATTCTCAGGCAAGTCAAGAAGAGTTAGAATATTTTAATAAAAACGGAAAATGGCCTTGGTCACAAGAGGTAATAAAATTGTATGAAGAAGCAATAAATAGAAATCCATATATAAGAACAGTTCCAGAGGAAGCTATAAATTACGCAAGAACAATTTATAATCAAGCAGCTATTATACGTATTCTAACATATCAAACTAAAGAAGGCGAATTCTTAATAAATGGAGTATTAGTAAAGGATCCATCAGGTAATAAAATGGAGGAGTTACCGAGTGGATTTGGTAATTTCCCTTATGAGTCAGGATTGTTAGGTAATAGAGTAGATGATGTAATAAAATGTAATATGAAAAATGATAATAATCCAACATTAGAGAGAGTAAGATATGCTGGTAAAGGAGGAATATTTGGAGAACAAAAAGAAAACGTAACACAAGTAGATTATAATGATTTGGAAAATATAATTCCAGGATTCACATTTTTAAGTAAGCCTTGTAATCCTTGTGGTGCAATGGCTGCGAATCCAGACTATTCTTGTGCTTATAGATTAAAAGTAAAAGACAAACCGCCATTTATAAGTAATGTTTGGCAATATATATGGGGTATAAACGACAATCCATTAGAATCACAACCATCTTTTTTGAGTGAATCAATAAATCCAAATGAATTTCCGCTGTTAAGTGAGTTACAAAGTGAGTTACAAAAACAAAATAGTTATAAAAGTTCATAAAAATATTTTTATTATAGTTCATAAAAATATTTTGTTATAAATGTTATTAGTATAATTTAGATTATTTTACATTTCAATTAGAATAATCAATTAATTTTTGTTCAGCAAATTCACTAGCTTCAAAATAAGATTTAAAATTAGTTACAAATTGATAAGGCGAATTCTTAATAGGAACACTTACAACGATTTTATCCTTTAAAATTTTAAAATCAAAATGATTCGTTTCATCGCCAACTTTGGTGTAACTAATAAAATTTAAATCGTTTTTAACAAGATGCCATTGATATTGTTTGAAAATAGAATCCAAAATAGAAAACCCTTTATTGTTAATTGTAGCATTTACAGCATTATCATTAAATACTGTATTATCATTTGTATTGATGGTATCGTTTGTATTCATTTTATATATATAAAGCGTTTCCTTTAAATAAATTTATTAATAATTTAAGATAATAATAAAAACAATAAAAAGTATTTTATAATAAATAACAAAAAGTATTTTATAATAAAAACAATAAAAAGGCTAATAATATTAGTTAAATATTATTAACTAACTCGCTCCCTTCAGGGGTCGAACCTGAGACCTTTCGGTTAACAGCCGAATGCTCTAACCAACTGAGCTAAGAAAGCATATTTTTTTGCTATTTTCTTTTGGTGAAATATTTAGAATTCCTGTAAGAAAATAATATATTATAAATATCGGGTGAATGTTTCGATCATCCGACCCCAAGGTTATGAGCCTTGTGCGCTTCCTCTGCGCCAACCCGATACTATTTGCTGGTTCCATTATCAAATATTTTTGTATATTTTAATTTTGCTGTGAGGAACCTTCACATATAATATAATAACATTGTCTTTAAGTAGTTTTTAAGGAAAATATTTATATGTGAATAATCAAGTATTTTTCTTTCTAGTATACTTTTTTCTCCTTTTTGAAGTTTTCTTGCGAGTATGACCGGCTAAATTTTTTTCCTTTTGGGATTCAGTTTTTTTAATTCTCTCTTGTTCTTCGATTTCAGCTGTTTTTACGCTACTGCTTTCTATTCTACTTTTTTCTTGAATTCTACATGTATTATCTATAATATTGATGGTTTCAATGCCTAATATAACAAATACTTCGATAATTTCACTCATCATAATTTCATGACCAAAATAAAGATTGAATATAAATTTGATTAGAAAATATTTATCATAATCAGAAATTTTGAGAGAATGAATAGTATAAATTGTTGTTTTATAATCATCAATATAATATTGAAGTTGTTCTTTTGACATCTCAAAATAATTTTTAACTAAATTCTCTCTAATCTTAAGTCTATTAACTATAAAATCTGTTAGCTCATCTGAACCACCAGTCCTTAAATCAACAATTTCAAACAAATATTTTTCACAATGAGATTTATATTCTTCATCAGTATCGGGTCTTATCGTAAAAATTTTTTGATGATTTAATGCTTTAAGTCCAGAGTATTTATCTTCATATAGACTATCAAGAACCTCTTGGAAATCATAATATCTTTTTTCGTATCCTTCTGCATCAGGACTATATGGATTTTTTTCATCTGGTAAGTCTCGATAATTTTTAGAAATTTTGGTTATAATCTTAGGATATATTTTTTTAAAATAGATAGATAAACTATTCATCAATGTAAATGTGTCGATTTCTTTATTTTCATGTGAAAAAAATATACGAGACAATTCTAACATTATATCCTGTGATGACATGGTTTCAGTACATAAACTATAATCCCATGCGCAAATTTTAGGTTTACCGGCTTTACTTAAAATCCTAACATTATTATCATTTTCTTGTTGAGAAACTTTAAACATAAATGGTTCACTGTAGTAATTTGGATTATATTCGATTACTTTTTTAAAATTCTCTTTATATCTTTCGCGACCGTGACCCATAATTAAAAGTGTTATAGTATTGGATTCTTTTTTACCATAAATTTTTTTATGTATTAATTTATCAATATCATCTTTATTATCTTTATCTAAAAATGTTTTACTAAAAACATATCTGTCTTCCATATAAAATAATAATATTATAAAAGTATTTCATTTTATAATATTAAAAAAGGAGATTATTTAAGGTCTTACTGGGGTTCGAACCCAGGATAGGAGATTCAAAGTCTCCGGTGCTAACCACTACACTATAAGACCATAATTACTACTATTAGTAGTTTTGCACGGAGAGGGGTTCGAACCCTCGCATCTCACGATAGTGGGTCTTAAGTCCACCGCCTTAGACCGCTCGGCCATCCGTGCTTAATTACAGGTTCCTTTAAAAAAATCATGATTTTAATTTGCTGTATGGAACCTTCACCCTTTCATCCTTCCCATATGATATAATTAAGGTATCTTTAAGTAATTTTATCGATAAATATATATAAAATAACAAGATCTTAAACAAAGTTAAAGATGGAAGAAACCTAAAAGAACGATATAATTACTGATTTTTTAGTTTTTTATTTAACCAGAATCTGTTATAATCCTTAGGATAATCAAGTAATAATTCGTCACCTTTTTAATATTTTTTGCGTACAAAGCTCGTAATTTTAACATATAAATAAATATGATTTAAATAACAATTTAATAGGAAAATATTATTCATATGGTCAAGCTTCAAGTGAGGGTAATATAAATAAAACTTATTTGATAAAAATATTAAAAAGCGAAAAAAAAATTGGTAAAGGATTTATATGGGAAAAAGTTGATATAAAATAAAAAGTATTTTAATTTTTTATTTTATATTGCTCATACTGGGAATTGAACCCAGCCTAATTGCTTATAAGACAATTGTGCGAACCGACACACTCTACGAGCTTTAAATACTATCATCTTTTTATTTAATTATTTAAAATAAAAATTGCTATAAGATGATAAATTTTGACGACAACTGCAGGATTTGAACCTACGCGTGAATTACACAACAGATTTCAAATCTGTCTCCTTAACCACTCGGACAAGTTGCCCTTTTACTGATTTCACTTTGATATTTATAGCTTAAATATTTTTAAAAATTGCTGTATGAAACCACTTATCCTACAAGGTATATAATCTATTTCTCTTTAAGTAGTTTTAATATATATTGGACAATAAGGGTTTCGATCCCTCTACCTCACGCATGCTAAGCGTGCGCTCTACCAATTGAGCTAATCGCCCATATGTACTGTTATCGCATCAACAGGACAACATAGCCTAGTAGGCTAATTTATAGTAGTCATTTATCTTTAAGTTGATTTAATTATTATATAATTTTCATAGATCAAATAGAATGATTATTTTTTAATTTTGAAAGGTGGAAAATATGTAAAATTCTGATTTGTGTGATTGTTTGACATGCCAGCCTTGAATTGTTTGCGACAACTATTACATTGTTTAAAAGATCCATCGTTTGCTAAATTCATTGTATTATTTGAAGAACAAAATATACAAATTGGAGAGAATTTACTATTTAACCCTCCATTGACTATGTAAGAACTAAATGAATTGAAATTATAAGCAGAATCAATAGAAGTTTTGTCTAACTCACCTGTGAACATATTAGGATTACTCATAATAATAAATTAATAGAAATTATTATAATAAAAAAAATGTATTCATATTATATAATGAATAAATACGATATGTATGTTACAGCTATTTTTGTTATAAAAATAGGATTTATATTAATGGCAATTACACATGTTTATTTAGAAATAAAAGGTAAAGAAAAAACTGATTTAGATAAGAAAATTTTATTTTGGAAAGAGAGATTCGAATTCATTTTTACAGCTCTCATGTCAGTTTTATTGATTTACATATTTAATCCCAGATATAATAATTTTAATTTAATAGATAAAGAAACAGAAGTATTATTTTACTTATTTGGTTTCGTTTTAATAATAACTGCAAAGTGGCGTATATTCTTTGAACAATCACCTTTACTTAAAATACCAAAACTGTTATTAAATAAATTTTAATCACTTTTTTCAGGAATAATATTTTCTTCTTTATTTTCATCAATTAACATTATTGCCATAGCAGCATAATTATGTAGATCAATTAATGTATCTCTTAAGCTTTCATTATTTACTAAATTGACTCCTCTATTGGTGATTGAAACAAGTCTTTGTATTTTATCACTCATTCTTATAATAACTCCAATTGTTCCATAATTAGCGAAAGCATCACCATAATCTAAATTTTTATTTCTAAAAAGTTCTAATGCTTCATTTTGAACATTCATCATTTGAGAGATTCTAAAATCAGACATTTATATAAAAACAATTACTATGTTTAAATTATTTTTATTTACATACGTTTTCTTTGGGCTAAATAACCAGCCGCAGAACGACCTACCATTCCAACATCAGTATGAGGTTTATAAATAAATGTTCCCTTACTAACATTATAACATAGTTTTGTACCATTATACATTTTATTATATGGAAGTAATGTAGTATCAAACATAGTTTTAAAATTAGTAGCCTTATTCAATCTATTAGAAGGATAAGATGTAGTATATATTGTAGAAAGTTGCATTGATGTTGACATTATATTATACAATAATATATTAAAAAATTTAAATATATTATTGTCTTATGGTTTAATCACAATTTTTGATATTATATAAAATGCTTTAATAAAACTTAATGTCTTCCACATGATCCACAACCAGGTCTAACATTATGTATACGAGATAAAATAGGCGCTTTTAAAGAAGAAGGACTCTTTTGAGCGGGCATAGATTGATTAGAAACTAAATTAGAATTGTTAAAATTTTGTTGTTGAAAGGTAGATTTTACATTCCCGTTAGAAATAAACATATTTATTTTTTGTGGCATTATACTAAATATAAATATTAAAATTATTTTTTTTGTAAAACAATACGTTAAATATTTATTGACTTTAATTTTATACTGAATTTACTGAAAAATCACTTCTAGTAAGATAAATAGTATTATTAAGCATCACAAAAGAAACCGTTATATGAACCTTCAGATGAACAATTACAAGGAAAATATATTTTTAATTCGCTAATATTAGAAGTTTGAGTTGTATTATCCTCAAATTGTATAACATAATTATCATTTTCTAATTGTTCAATAACAGTAGCTTTAGAATAATAATCAGTTCCTGTTTTAATAGCATAAACATAATCACCAACATTGAAACTTAAATTTCCAGATGGATAAGGTTGCCAAAGAGGATTATTATAAATTTTTACATCTTGATTTTCACCTGAATTAATATCTATTGGACAATCACAACCAGTGTCAACAATATTAGTTTTCATTGTTTTTCCACCATAAATAGGTAAAGCACGATTAAAAGATACAGGTTTACCAAAATTAGATGGCACGACTCCTCGTCTCACAGATCCTTTACCTTTGAGTCTATTTAAATATCTATCATAAGAATTATGTTTAATATCACAACCTACACCTCCTGGAGTTTGACAGCCTGGTCTACTTGATGTAACAGATGTATGACGTCTATTCATTGATGTAGCATAACCAGTAGGTATAGTAGCACGCTGAACACTAGGAACAGGTCTATCACTCATTTGGTTCCAACAAACACCATAAAAACCTTTATTGGGGTCACTAATTGGTTTTTTATATGCTGTAAGAGCTCCTAAATTATCAACATAAAGGGACCCATAAACACGAACAGTATTTTGAATAAGTTTAAGTTTTTGATATTGTTCAGCAGGTGTAAAACCGCCAACACTTGTTTGTGTTCTATTGGGAAAGTTTGGATTACAGCTCCTATATCTATAATAAGTTTGTGGAATGCCTAATTGTTTTGCGAATAAATCATTATATACAAGTGAAGTAATTGAAGTTTGTTGGCTCATTATATATAAAACGCTATAATATTTTATTTTATTTAAAATTGATTTAAATTTGAAAAATAATACAAATTATAAAACAATAATGAACAAGTTTTCTCAAAACATTCCAAATATGATAAAACAACCAGCTCAATGCTGTGTGTATTGTGGTAAAAGTTATAAGAAAAAAATGAATTTGGAAAAACATATAATTTTGTGCGAATTTTTAAACACAAGTAAAAAACGGTCAATGAACGAGATATGTGATGATGATGATGATAAGGATGATATTCCATCAAATAAACAATTATACAAAATTTTATTAGAATTAGGAAGTAAATTTAATAAATTAGAAGAAAAAGTAGATGAAATAAATAAATGGGTTATTAAAAAGAAGAAGAAAATAAATGTTATTGAATGGTTAAACGCAAATGTAACACCAGAAATAAGATTTAACAACTTGAATGAATCAATAATTATGGAAGATGATGATATAAATTATTTATTTAAAAATAACTTTGCTGATACATTAAATTATATATTTTCAAGAAATATTTATAACATAACTGAGAACAAATATCCATATCCAATATTTGCTTTTGTTCAGAAGCCAAATGTATTTTATATTTATGAGAACGAAGAAGTAAAATGGATTGAGTTAAGTAAAGACAATTTAATAAAGTTTTTGAATAAAATTCATATGAAAATATGTCGTATATTTAGTCAGTATAAAAAGAATAATCGCGACAAGATTTGTGATGACGAAAGCTTTTCCCTTTTATGTGATAAAACTTCAGTTAAAATAATGAGTGTGGATTTTAGACAGGATTCTATTTTGGGAAAAATAAGAGCAAATATGTTTTCAAGAATGAAAACTGATATGAAAGCAATATTAGAATATGAATTTGAATTTTAATAAATTTTACTCTTTGATATAAATACTTTTTTATTTTATTTTTATTTTACTTTTTATTTATTAAATCATGACTGCTTTTGATCTGTACAATGTAAAAGTCCTTTAATCCATGTATCTGGTTCAGTATCTTCAAAATTTAATTTGGTCTTTAAACACTCAATTTCGGCCTCAAAATAGTCAATTTTGTTTTCAAGAACATCAATTTGAGTTTCAAAATATTTAATTTGTTTCATCAGTTTATCTTTTCTTAGTTGTGGATATTCCTTTTTAATTTTAATAATATCTTCCAAATGAGTTTTTATAAATTCTAAATCTATTTCATCTTTTGAGTCTAAATCTATTTCATCTTTTGAGTCTTTATTGAAAAATAAACAATAATCACAAATAAAAAGTATTTTATTATCATTTTTGTTTTCAAAATAAACACAATTATAAACTTTTTTAGATTTACAACATTCAATACATATTTGCATATCATTATGCTTATCAGCACATAGAGTACAACTAATAAATTCATTATTTATCAATTTACAAACATCACAATAATAAAACGCCATTTATAAATTATAATATAATTTTTAATTTTTTATTTTATATATAAATCCTTCTTTTACTAGTTTAAATTTTTTATCCTGATATTTAAATCTCAATAAATATTCATATAATACTTTTGAGATAACTGATTCGATAAGAATATATTTGAACCGCCCCTTGCTTTTCTCTATCAAATATTGTATTATACTTCTACAAAACCCATGTTTTCTATATTCTGGAACAATATAAATACCAAAAAGTATTAGCCTATTATAATTTTCTTTGAAAAATATTAATTCACCATAATCACAATCAAATTCTACTTTGCCTTTTTCATATGAATTATAGTTTAAAAGATATGTATCTATTATTTCTGTAAATTTTTCCATATAAGTTTAATGTATTTATAAATTTAATCTATAAATACATTTTATTAAATATTATTTAAACTGTAGGAAAGCTAGGTTGGATACTTATTCCGCAAATTCCGGGATCATTAGTAGAAGATGAACGAGCAATCTTTACATAACCTTGTACACCCCATGTATTAGACCATGAGTTTTTAACAAGCCAATAATCCTGACCATTTTCAGTGCCATAACCAACAGCTAAAACTCCATGGTCCAAATTGGTTCCACAACTTGAAGAAGTCAAAATGCCACTAGAATAAGATTGGAAATAACGAGTATCAGCTTCAATAGCAACAGCAACTGGTTGTTGGGCTACAGCAGCTTTCAATGAAAGTTGATCGTTTGATTTAACATCATAACATGAGCTGATGGTAGCAACAGAAGAGCACTTTTGACATGATCCATCCTTAGCGGTATAAGGATAAGAAGCATCAGAGCATTGACCATTTTCAATAATAAATTTGAAAGCACCTTCCATTTGTCCACCATTGCAGCCATGAGAACCATAAAAAATACCACTGGCACAGTCAACTAATTCTTGTTCAGAAAGATCAACCAATTCACCGGTAGAAATTGCCCAAGCACCTTCAACAGCACCAGTTGCAGAAAAGGTCCAGCAAGAACCACATTGTCCTTGGTCCTTAACAGAAGTAACTGCTCCCTTATCACGCCAATCAATAGAAGAAGGAGCATCAGACGCAGAGGAAGAAAAAGAACCGCAGCCATAAGAACCAAGCTGAACCTTCAAACCGCCAACATATTGCTCCTTAAATTCTTCAGGAGTTAAATCAGTAAATTGATTGATACCCATAGTGAAATTTTGAGTATGGTCTAAGTTATGAAGGATAATATTACGAAGATTTGTGCTGAAAATTTGAAAACGAGTCTCTAACTCTTGAATATTTTCATATTTTTTACCAAATCTATCTTGGAAATTTGTAAATTGTTTCCACTCGTCACTTTCATTTGAAATATTTAATTCTGTGCTTCTGATACTGGCAGCTGATGTGATAGCAGCAAAAAAATAATTAGCAAGTAAGATGAACTTAAACATATTATATATTTATAATAGAAAAGTTTTTAATATGGTTTATTTTATATTTAAATAAGTTTTCAAAAACTTTTAGTTAATATTTATTATAGCTAATATTTATTTTAGAAAATTATTTATTCTAATTTTTTTTAAATAATTGTTTAAATTTATCTTCACCTTTTTGAGCCAAATATTGCATATTTCTCATTGTACAACCAAATGACAACCCAGAATGTACATATCCAAGTTCTTTCATCTTGATACTAATTTCTGTTATTCTCGGATCCTCTGAAAACATAAAGCTATCAATATCCTCTGCTACAAAATCCCAATTATTTGTTTGTGTAATCGCCTGCCACGCATTTGTCATCATTAATTTGTCATTTGTGTTTAGAATATAATCCATTTTACCATCACCTAAATTTACATTATCTATTAACAAAGGCTCATGAATTTCTCCTGTTATATCCAGATTTATTGAATCTTCTATATCTATTGGCTCGAGTTCTTCATTTATTTGATCATTAATTTCTTTAAAAATTAAGGATTCATTATTACTTTCGTCACTAAATTCTAAAATTGTATCAAATGATTCGGACGATATATAAGGTGCGTTATTATTATATTCAATACATTCATCAAATGACATATTTGACACATGAGTTATAGAGTCTGTAATATCATCAGGATGTATTAAACTTAGAAATTTTGTAGAATTCATTTTAGGTGAGCTCGACATATTAATATTAATAATATACAAAAAATAATAATTTTTTATTTCAATTTTAATTGTTTATAAATACTTTTTTGTAAATTCATGTGGTGTCATTAAAGGGATATTTAATTTTCTACCTTCATTAGCTTTTCCAGTATCTTCTTCCTTATCTTTCACCAAAACTACAAAAGTTTTACTTGATACATTAGAACCAAGTTTTGCTCCTATATCTTTTAGAGCCTCTTGTAGAGCAGTATCTCTAAAACCGGTCATAACAATTGACTTTCCATATAAAGGATGTGATTGGTCTACTTGTTTCTTTTCGGAAATTTCCTCATTCAATTTTTTAACGAGACCAGATTCTTTTATGAAATTTATAAAACCAGGGATTCTCTCAACAAATGCTTCAGCAGATTTAATTGCCATACCTTTAATTGATGAAATCTTTGCTATTTTTTGAGAATCAGTTTCTTTAGATAATAGAACTTTTGGATATGCTTCCATAATAAGTTCGATTTTCTTCTCACTAAACCCTCGTCCAAACATATTAGAAGCTGACATAACTGTTGTTAAAGATGCTGTGTCAATTTTCTCCTTAATTCCATCATATAATTTTGTTGCGGTTTTCTCTTTAAAACCTTTAACTTGTAAAAAGTCTTCAATTGTCATCTTTAGAATTTTAGTAACATTATCATAACCGGCTTCCATAATTCGCTTAACATTTCCAGTACTTAAACCTTCAACACCAATTCCTCTAAAGAAACCAGTAATATTTTTCTCTCGAACTGTTTCATCAGTTTCTAAATCCTCAAGCATGATATCAACATGAGTATCATTCCATTTAAAAGGAACTAATGGCATTTTTGGTTCTTCAGCAGGAACAATTACTTTTCGTATATATGGAATAACATCGCCACTACGAATTAATTCAATAGTAGCACCAACACCAATTTTATTATCATTAATAAATGCTCCATTAAATCCAGTTGCATAAGTGATTTGAACACCTCCAAGATTAATTGGTTCAATTTGAACACGAGGTTTCAAATAACCATCCTTACTTGCTGACCAAATTACGTCAACTACTTTTGCTTCTGCTACTTGTTCAGATAAGACCATTTTAAAAGCAAACGCGTGCTCAGGATTTCCTGATTTTCTTTTGTATAAAGCATCATTCGCAACAATAACACCGTCAATTTCATACGCATAATTAGACCTCCAATCAAGTAAAGTTTTGGATAATAATTCATTGCTGACAGTTGGTTCTATCTTATATAATACTAACTCAACATCAAGTGTTAATAAAAATGCCAATTGTTCACTCGGTTTTTTAATTGGTTTCATAAGCTCATAAGCAACGAAATGTAAATCTTGAACAGCTTCATTAATAGTCTTATGATTAACAATTCCTGCTACCATGTTTCTTGGATTAGCAAATTTATCCTTATATTTGGTGTCGAATAATGCCTTTGGAATAATAAATTCACCACGAATAACAACACCTTTAGTTTTTGGAAGACGCAAGAATGGAATTAGATGACTGATATCTTGTCCAACTTTGCCATCACCTCTCGTATAAAGTTTAGGAGATGTTCCTTCGGTTGTATATAGTCCACTTACACCATCAAGTTTACACGATAAAACATAAGGTCCCTTAAATTTAGCAGTCCAATTTGATAACGCATTTGTATCCGGTTTAATTTTATCCATTGAACCCATTGGATATGGTAGAATTACTTTATTTCTCTCGACAGGAGCACCAATTTCATATAAAATAGGATTACTTGGATATCTACTCTCAACAAATTCTTTCACAATATCATATTGGTTATCCGTAAAGAAAGGAACTTCATTATAGTAAGCAATATTAGCTTCTCTCAAAAGTTTACTCAACTGATTTTCATTTAATGACTCCAAAACTGAAATACCATTTTTTTTAAATTCATTGGCAATATTTTTATAAGTTTCATCTGTGTCGTATTTGACGATTATATTTTTTTTTGCTGATGATTTCGCTGGTAAAATATATTCCTCGGAATCGGAATCGGAATCATCGATTATTAATTTTGGTTTAGAAGTTTTGACCATAACTGCTCTGCCATCTGTACGTTCAATTGGTGTTTTGTATTCTAAGCCTAAGAAATTGAAAATATCCTCTTCAGATGTAAAGGTATGTTGAACTTTTTCTCCCTTCTTTTTTGCCTCCATCTTGTAGATACCGTGTTCATTCATTGTATAGCCTTTTCCTAACGCAATATGACGCATAACGGTATTGAAAATCTTACTTCCTGTAAAATATAAAATTGCGAATGGGAATTCTTCTGGATTTGTATATAAGAAATCTACTCGACGAGCTACATTCGATGAAGGAATCTTCGCAACTACAAGACATTTTGTAGGACCTCTGGAGAGAACATGTAATATAATTCTTTCTTTAATTAAATTGTCTATAAAAGTTGTAAATACTCTAGGGGAGTTAGATGTAATAATTACATCAATATCTCCAGAACTTTGAGCACCACGACGATATGACCCAACAATTTCCATTTTACCATCAGTTCCTTTTTCTGAAAGCGACCATTGGGTTGGAAATACCTTCTTAAAAATAGCCTTGTAATCCTCTATTTCTGAACGAGGAATTCTTTTCAAAATATCCTCATAAAATAGAAGACCAACTTTTTGGACGTCATTTAGTAAATCTTGATTTTCTCTCAACTGAGCTATTGAGGTAATACCTTTGTCAACCAAATCTTTTGCTTTTTTAGGTCCTATTCCATATACTTCGGCCAAAATATTTACAGGATTATTCTTTTCTCTTTCCAAAATTTTTAATGTACCTGTTTGAACATATTCATTAAGTTTGTCCATAATTGTTTCTCCGATTCCTGGCTTACCTTTCAAATCATTTGGAGATAAAATGTCACCTGGATAAGCCATAATAGTTTCCTGTGCCTTTTGATAAGCCCTGGCTCTAAAAGGTTCGCCTTGCTTTAACATAATATCAGCCAATTTTTCCATAAGCTCAATTAATTTTTCATTTAAACGACCATTTGGCAATTGCGACATTTGTTTTAATTCTTGTGATATCTTTAAATCCGTTTTAGTTGTTTCCTTCAAACTTTCAGGTAAAAAAATATCAATTTTTTCTATTTCTTTATCTTTTTCTTTTTCTTTCATTACTTCTGGTGATGTGGTTGATGATTCAATTATTATCAATCTTTTTTTTCTTTGCGTTCCTTTATTTTTTGTATGTTTTTTTGTAATACTTTTTTTACTATTGTTAGTTGATAAAGTTGAAGAAGACGCTATTGTGATGGGAGTTTTCTTTGAATAAACCATTTTTCTTTTATTATTAGACTTTGACATATAATATTTCGAGAGAAAAAAGGTTTGGCCAAGTGGCCTTACTTTTTTAAATTAATTAAATATTACAAGAACAAATATAATAGCACAACAAAACTACTTACATTAAACATTTGACATACCTTACCTTCGCTGTTTTGACGCTCTAAAATCTATGATTCATTATCATTCTTAGCTCCGCAATTTCACTATGAAGCCATGCGTTTTCTTCTTCGATTGACTGGACGTATCTGTAGTCAATGCTGATCAAGTTCTTATCTTCTGCTGCCATTTCAGCCTCGATTTCTGCCATCTGCGCCTCTGTCTCGGAAGCTTCAACATCCCATTCTTCAATAGGAGCGCGAAGAAGCTGTAAACACTCTTCATCAAATTGAGATTCTAAGAGTGTAGGAGCAATCATTATGTTAGAATCGATTTGCGAATAACTGGCTTTCTTCGGAGCACCAGGACAAATGAGCTCTTTTAGTTTCTTCGCAGGAGTCGTTTCAACATCTTTTACGCTGATGGTCTTAGAATCTCCGAGATCAATTCTTGGTTTGCGCTCAAACTGAACATGCTTTTTGGTAGTGTTTGGAAGAACAATCCAATAATATTGAGTTTCGTCATGGTAGAACTTGACGCTTCCTTTCTCGGCAATTTGGTCTTGAATTTCGGCAGCATAATCAATATCGTTCCATCTTTTGAAATGAACATAAGCAGCATTGAACATCTTTCCGTCACGATCTTGTTTGAGAACAAAATCAACTCTGTTTACATCACCGATTTCAGAAAACGCGTCGGAAACATACTTCTGGTCGAAGTTAGGGAACACGTGGGGAATAAACAAACTCATATTCTTAATAGTAGCGGACATTTTCTCGTTGTAAATAAATATAATAGCAGATTTAAATCTTGATGTATTTGGGTAACTGTACATTTCATATATTTGTAAAAAAGTATTTCAATTTTTTTTAATTTTAATAAATAAAAGGTTAACTAAAAATGTATAACTTATGAATTATAATAAGCTTAATAAATTATCAAAAGATGTACCAAATTTAATATTTAATTTATATTTTTCTTGAAGCCATTATCAAAAATAAAAAGAAATAAAATTCAGGGTAAGTATGAATTTGAAAAAGGTAAAAGACCATCAGATTTAATTTATATTTTATTGAACCCATTGTCAAAAATAAAATAAAATAAAATTCATGGCAAGTATGAGTTGGAAAATCAGAAGAAGAACCTTGTAGTAAGATTACGTGTAAATAGATTATAATATATAAATTTTTAGTCAGTGTTTTTTATTTATTAAAATTAAAAAAATTGAAATACTTTTTTACAAATATACTAAATGTACAGTTACCCAAATACATCAAGATTTAAATCTACTATTTTATTTACAGTGTGAAAATGTCCTCTACAGTTGATTGTCCGATTTGTATGGATTGTATTGAATCCACTACAAAGAATTGTGTGACAACTGAGTGCGGACATAGTTTTCACACCAATTGTTTAATGCAAAGTGTAGCTCATAATGGCTTTGGATGTCCTTATTGTCGCACTACAATGGCTGAAAATCCTGTTGAAGATGAAGATGAAGATTCAGTCTGGGAAGATTCGGTCTGGGAAGATGAGGAAGATGAGGAATATGAGGAAGATGAGGAATATGCTATACGTGGATTCAGATTCTTATGGAACAACGTTACTGGTGAAACTCATGATCCTGATGATGAAGCTGCCGAAAATGATTTTGAAGCAAAAGAGAGTGCTCCGTCGGTCGATTTTGTTACTCGAATGCTTTTAGATCAGGGAGTCACATTCAACCAACTTGTCCAAACCATTTGTTACAATGAACACAAAGAGTATGAAGATGATGCATATTGTGAAAGAGTTGCTGATGAATTGTTCGGTAAGATTCGCATGATTGTCTCGAATAATTACACGCATGAGCAAGCACCTGAGCAAGTGTCTGAGCAAGTGTCTGAGCAAGTGTCTGAGCAAGTGTCTGAGCAAGTGTCTGAGCAAGTGTCTGAGCAAGTGTCTGAGCAAGTGTCTGAGCAAGTGTCTGAGCAAGTGTCTGAGCAAGTTCCTGAGCAAG